CTTGTTTTTTTCTAATCAATGCTTCTGCTGGACTCAACCCTGATACATCTACTTTATCTGCGGATGATTTGTCGTTTGAAATATCTTTTGCTTTTTGTTTTTCAAATTCTCTAGATTTTTCGGTATTAGTAACCGCACCAACTGTTTTGCCTGCAACTCTTCCCGATTTTGCAAGACGTGATCTTCCAGATGAAACATTTTCATCAATCTGTTGACCACCTTTGATTGGTTCTGGTTTGATAATATCTATAAATTCATATTCAGTTGCCCGGAAATCATCCCTCCAGTTAGAGAATTCATAAGACTCTGATTTGTTGCCCCAGTTATCAGCACCCTTTTTACGACACTTTACAAGTGCTCCAGAAGCATATGCAGATGGCCAAACAGAATAACGTGACTTGACCTTATGATAACAGGCATCTTTTTTTCCACTACCTTTGCCTGGTTTATCTTTTACTTCCTGAATGTCCATTCCTTCAGTCCTTACATTAGTTGGTTTTGCTCCACCAGATTTTTCTGGTTGGTTGGGATCTTGACGATTTTTTCTTCTTCTTGCTCTTTCCTCTTCTTTATCATTCAAATTTCTTTTCATTTTGGAACTCCCACATTTTGGTGTAGAAGTTTGTCCAGGTTGACGAGCACAGGGTTTACCTGCAAATTTCCCTCCAAGCTGAACCCATCCAGGTTTTCCATCAGAAGATTTTGATTTACCAAACCAATCTCGAAGACCTTGATCTCCCGACTTTGTTGCCATTATTTAAAAGCAAGATTACTCTTTATTATTTAGAAAACCTTGCTTTAGCATTTTTTGTAGTTCGGATGTCGATCCAACAAACACTGCATTATTGGTGACATTATTAGTAGTCTTTTTAGAATCCTCTTCAACTTCCTTAAGTTTTTTCTGTAAATCAATCAACTTATCGGTTGTGTCAGCAACACTCTTAATCAACTGCCCTGCGACCTCGTATGCTCTTGGACTGCCCCCTTCACCTGCTACCTCCATAATGCCATTGATTGCTTCCTGACCCTTCTCTATGAGGGAGTAAAGGTTTGCACGACTATACTCATAATCTTTATCGATATGCCCATCTCTAGTATTGTCTATGGGTTTTATCTTAGAAGTTTTATTTTCTACTTCAACAATATCACTCGTTGTATTGAGTGCATTATCTATCGATTCATAATTGTTGGACATAACTATTAAATATCAGTTTGTTGGGTTGGACTATATTCTCTAGAATCTGTAAAGTCCTCCCACAACTCTGCAAACCCAAAGTCATCTCCAGGTTCAGCATCAATCGGATCTGGGACAACAGTATATCTCATTTCACGTTTAGCAGTTTGAATGTTTGTGTCAGTATATAAATCAGTCTGAACCTTACGAATGAGACCATCCGTAGAATCTGCAATAGGACCAAATACATAAGTCTTTGCAGTAAATCTTAAAGTGTAGATAAGTGCTCTTCTTGTATTGAAATCTCCTTCATAGTCATCTTGCATATCAATACTATCCATCACAATTGGAATATCTTTTTTCTCTCCAATAGAATCTAATAAATCTATAGTTAAATTGAAGGAAGGTTGAAAAAATGGAAGGATTTGTTCGACAATCTGTAAGGCATCATCATTTAGTTTTGAATATATACTCAGTTCAAATGTAATATTGTAAGGAACTGGCATATAAACCTTTTTTATATTTCCTTTATCATCACATGCCTTAAAGGTTTGAGTAACACTGGTTTTTCTACTTGAATCATATTGCAATCCAATCATTTCAAAAGACATTCTTGGAAGAGTAATGGCAACTGATTTTGATAACTCTGCCTGTTGTTGTATTTTTGTTAAAAACTTTTGAGAAGGACCGTATGATAATGCTACTTTAGTTTCGTCAATAACATTCCCACTTTTATCCAAATGCCTAATAAAAATATTATTGAATAGAGTTCCAAACCCAATAATAGTTTTACGTATAATTTCGTGATAAAAATAAGTTCCTAACATCAATATTCTCCAAAGGGATTAGTCTCAGTAAAATCTAATATTTGATCTGCTTCAAATTCAATTTCTTGATTATCGTCATAGTTCTCTTCATACTCATTTTCATAATTGTCATTATTATATGACCTAAGTATATAGGTGGCAGAAGATCCTGAACCAACAATAAGTTCTCCTGGAGAAAATTGTCCACTGTTTCCAGATACTATGAGATCTATTGGTGGGTTATTAATATCAATGTCTTCTCTAACATTGATCTTATTTATTTTTGCTGTAACCCCAGAAATAGATCCCGTAATAGTCTCATTAAATTTATATGTTCCTCCAATACCAACATCTGCATTATTTGAAATTTGTATAGTTGGTGCTTCTGTATATCCAAAACCAGAATTTGTTATATGTATATCTGTTATAATTCCTCTTACACCATCAAATAGTGCTTTTGCAGTGGCAGTTTGTCCTACAGATGGTCCAGAAATAGTAATATCTGGTTCTTGGAAATAATAAGTTCCAACTTCAATTGGAAAAATAGATTCTATTTGATTCACACCACCATTAGAAATAACGGCAGTTGCTGCGGCACCTGTTCCATTTTCACCTGCAATTGTTACTAATGGTGGATTTGACGCATCATAACCACGGCCACCATATATGATTCTTATATCAGAAATTGAAAGAACACCACCAACAGATCGTGTAAATGCAATTGCAGAGGCATTATCTACCTCATTTCCGGTTGGAGATTCTTCAATAGTTACTGTTGGTGTGGAAGAATAGAATGAACCATCATCTGTGAGAACTATTTTTTGTATCACTCCATCATCAATTGTTGATGTTGCTGTTGCCGTTATACCAAGACCAACCAATCTAAGACTTGTGATATAACCTTCATCCTCTACAGTCTTATCAATTTCTTCTATTGAAGTATCAATATCTTCATTTTCATATTCATAAAGTTCACATTGAAGTTCATAGACATAATTTTTTCCTAGTTGATAAAAAGGTTTTTCATGTTCGACTCTTTTTATTTCAAATAGTCTTTGTCCTAATGGAAAATAAATTAAATCTCCCTCTTTTGGTCTTGTGGTTAATTCTAATGTATGATCTGGTCTGGAAGTATTCTCAATACCTTTTCTTATCCCTTCTAACAAAGGAATAATAAAATCTTCAAATCTTTCTTTGGAAATGACAAGATTAATTTCATTTTTAAGTCTCAATCCAAATTTAGTCATCAAATCACTTCCGGGTGCATACCCTTCATAATTATCCAAATATGCTTCAATAATAAAATTATCATCAAATCTAGAAGATTCAACTTCATTCAAAACATCATCAGTTTTTATATATTTTCTTGGAATATAGTATACATCAATTCCATAAATCTTTAATTGCTCATTAATTAAATCTTGGACAAGAAATTGTTCGTTTGAAGAACCTTGCAAAAAGAAAGGATTCAGTGCCATAATTATCCTATAAAGTCGAGAGGTGGTAATTCATATTCCATAGTCATTCTCTGCTTAATATCATCAAGTTCTCTCTGTGCATCTTCATAAATTTGTCTTCCGTTTAATTCAATTCCACCAGGAAGTTTGACCCCATTAAATTTGATAAGATTTTGTCCCCATTGCCTTTTGATGAGAGATGTTAGATATTTTTTCATAAAACTATCATTATAAATCTTATTAAAATCTTCTGGGTCGAGAGCTCTATAACAATCAATCACAAAAAAAGTATCTTTTGATTGAGATTTCCAATCAATATCAAGATATAATCTACCTTGCCTCTTATTGAACCTTACCTGTTTATCTGTTGTTAGGAGAAAATCAATATCTTCTAGATATGATTTAGTCATCGCATACTGTAAAAGTTCTACAGAATTGAAGTAATATAGATCATTTAGAAATAATTGATACTTAATACTAAACATTCCACCAGAAATGGAACTTGTGTCAAATTTAAATATTTTTTCAATTCCTATAACAGAATCTGGAACCTGAATGTAATTGGATGTTTCATAAAAACTAAATGTTGTTGCAGTTCCTACAATATTTGAAGTTCCTGTAGTAGTTACTATTCCAACACCATCAGTTCCACCTGCCTCCCCTCTATCTAAATCTTCTTGACTAACTTTATATTTCAAATACATTCTTTCGACACCATCATAGTGCCTTTCATTGAAATATTGTAGGGCATCATCAACTAAATCATCAATCTGTTCGTCAGCAACATTGATTTCTAATACAGGGGCACCCAATTGCCTCAAGCAGTAATCTATCAATCCTTGTCTTGTACTTGGTTTTGCCATCAATATACTCCCCCATCAATTACAGAAGTCCAAGTTGGAATTCCAACAGCATCTGTTGTTAAAACGAAAAATGATGTTTGTGTGGCATTTTCTGTACTCGCAGCACCAATCAATCTACCTAAATTATCAAAATATGCAATTCCATTTGGTCCATCAAACTTGTCATCTGGATAATATAAGTAATTAGTAACTGATAACCCAGCACCTACAGTTACATTTTTATTGATACCAACTCCACCATCAACTTGAAGTGCTCCTGTATCAGGATCACCAAGAACATTATCAGTGGTATCTAAAACCTTTAATATTTCTCCTACACTAAGACCAGCACCTACTATTACATTATTATTGAGGAAAACATCAGATTCAAAAGTAGCAAATCCTGTGACTGATAAACCTGAACCTACGGTTAGGTTTTTTGCAATGCCAACACCACCATCAACTTGAAATGCTCCAGTATCAAAATCTCCAAGTGTAGTATCAGTTTCGTTGGTAAAAAATCCAATACCTTCGAATGTTGATGTTGCCGAATCGACAACACTTGTCATTATGAATGTTTGTGTGGGTAGATCCCATACAATACTTAAACCATCTTGATTTTGTGAATCATTGTTTAAGTCATCGAGATATAGTAATCTACCTCCAGATCCTCCCCCAGAAGATCCCCCGGAGCTAGATAGAACTCTAACTACGTTTTGTGATCCCAGCCTATCTACTATGCTTGGCATTATCTAGTTACTCCTGGTCTTACTAGTGCTGTGCCTTCCACCAATTTTAAAATTCTTCCAGTCTCAGTAGTTGCTTTAACATCATAAACATATCTACCTTCTTTTATAGAGGCAGTCTCAGAAGATCCTAAAGATATTTCGAATTGTCCTTTTTTGGGAAACGTTACAGTAGTTGCAAAAGAAACTGAGTCCGAAGATGAATACGATTTTCTCAATTGGGAATCTATGGTGTAACCTGTCAAATCTAAAAAAGTCGTTGTAACAGTATTTTCCATTACAAATGTAGTATCAAAATCAAATCCCTGCTCAATTATTATGTTTGATACATAAACAGCCATTATTTTATGATGCTAATATACCTCTAGCTATTTATATTAATTGTGGAGGCTAGTTATTTTTGAAGTAATTCTCTAAGAAGAGTTTTTATTTCATCAATATCTTTTCTCATATCATCCAACTCCTTTTTACGCAAATCTTTTTGTACTAAAGAATTAACATATTGGTTGTAACCGGCAGTATCGCAGTTTACGATAGAACCGGTATTTTCATCTCGATAAAGATTTGAGTGTCCTTCTACTTTTATCATCTGAGTGCTATAACTCTAAGATCTGCAAAACGAGGTGCTTGTGCTTGATTAGAACTTGACATTACAATCTTAATTCCATAACCAGTGAAGAGATCTAGATTATCAACAGTAAACTCATACTCTAAGAATTCTCCATCTAGACTTACTCTCACTTTTCTATCTGGCAATCCACTATTTCTGGATGAATCAACAACTAATAATCCTTCGGTCGTTTGTTTCAGATTATCATATCCTGGGAATAACTCATAAGATTGTTCAATTTCA